AGTAACCCACCAGTGCGAGGCAGAAGAGGCTCACCCCGAAAGGGGTGGGCTTCTTTTTTTATGCCATAAAACTAATTGATACCTGAGTTGCTATCCCCTGACAGATGGGTCTTGAGCCTATGGCAGTTAGCACAAAGAGTCTGTAGATTGTGGGGTACATTATTAAAACGGTCACCGTCTATGTGGTCTACATCTAGTTGACTGATATGCACTGGCTTAAAGTTACACTGCTCACAGTAGTCCTTACGGTATGCGTGGTAAGGGGACCGCAGTTTCATCTGGTTGATTTTGTATATGGTATTGCACCTGTATCTACCAGACAAAGGCTTAGACTTATCCCGCATCTTTAATCTGGTAGGACCACAAACTGAGCACATTCCTGTGCGTTCTTCTTCGTTGATCTCAGAGAGTCTGTGTTTCATCTTTGTCTACTGGACAAGGGACAGTGACGATGTTGCCACAACTAACACAGGTACCATCAAGGAAGTACCAGACCAGTTCGTGTTCTTCAAAGGATGCCATTATAGAAAAGACTTGTGAGCCACAGGGACAGACGTGTACTGGACCCAGACCTCGCAGGTCAGTACCAAATTTATCTGGTAGTTTAGATCTGAATTTCGGCAGCCTTGGTAGACGGAGCCGCAAAGTCAGTACCGTACCATCGTGCCCCTCTGGGGCACCCTTTTTTATTCGCCTCACGGCTCATATTGTAGTAACTAGTAGCGTTGCTAACGCAACGACACGCCGATCACTGATATAATTCCAGTATGACAACAATCGCAGCGATAGAAGGAATTGACTACGCAGTTCTAGTAGCAGATTCACAGATCACCGAAGACAATCTCGTGACTCTTGCAACCAGTACACCTAAGATCGTTGAGGTTGGCAAGTTTCTAGTAGGAATCTCAGGGGACACACGACCAGGTGACATCCTCGCCTACAACTGGAAGCCACCCGTGTATCGTGGCGAAGATCCAGCACAGTTTATGGGTAAGAAAGTTATACCCAGTATCAATCAGGCATTTAACGACAACAACTACGACTACAACAAGGTGGACAAAGATGGTGGCTTCGATTATCTCATTGCTTTTAACGGCAACATCTTTCGGATTGCTTGTGATCTCTCTTTTTTCCAAGCAAATCACGGAACGTACGGCATTGGTAGTGGGGGTCAACTTGCTCTTGGCTACCTGTATTCAATTGTCAAGCCTGATATGGACTTAGCCTACGCTAAGAGACACGCCCGTAAAGCAGTAGAGATTGCGTCAGTCCTTGACTCCAATACTGGTAAGCCCATACAGTTAGTGGTCCAGGAAAGGATGTAGTTATGGAACTAAAACAAATAGCAATGACAGATGAGTATGCTGCTAAATACTTTCATCGTATGGGTTGGCAGTCAGCACAACTAAGTTATTCGTTCAACCCTATGGCACTGCGTGAAGTTATTGCACAAGAGATTGAAGCAGCACGAGAACCATATTTAATACTAGCCAAGGATAAAACATCTCAGGATTATATGTTTTACAATGGGTACTGCAATGCTTTGTACTATGCAACCTTGGTTGCAAGAAGGATAATTAAAAATGACAGCAACTGACCCAAAGGAATTATTACTCACTGCTCTTAAGGCAGAAGATGCGAAGCGTTCACGTTCTACACAGGTACAGATAGGACCATCAGAGTTAGGTGGCTGTCGTCGTAAGGTCTGGTACAGATTAAACGATCAACCTGAAACCAATGAGAACGAGATGAAACTCGCTGCCATTATGGGTACTGCTATCCACGCAGAGATTGAGCGATCACTAGCAGATAACCCTGACGTGATGATTGAAACATCTGTTGAGTACAACGGAATGAAAGCACACATTGACTGCTTTGTACCAGGGACTGGCGATGTCATTGACTGGAAGACAAGCAAAGTTAAGAACCTTTCATACTTCCCATCAACGCAACAGCGTTGGCAGGTACAGACATACGGTTACCTGCTGGCAAAGAATGGTTACGAAGTAAAGCGTGTGTCACTGGTTGCTATTGCACGTGATGGTGACGAACGTGATGTAAAGGTACATACAGAAGATTACGATGAGTCAGTTGCACTGCAAGCATTGAACTGGTTAGAAGCAATCAAGATGTCAACAGAGGCACCAGATCCAGAACGAGATGCAAGTTACTGTCAGTTCTATTGTAAGTTCTACGACGCATCAGGTGAGATGGGATGCGTTGGTATAAAAAAAGAACATACAGCAGTCAGTGATGTAGTCATTGATGATGCTGACATTGACAGGAATGCACTGCTGTACTTACAATTAGCAGCGCAGATTAAAGAGTTAGAAAAGCACCAAGATTCTTTGAAGACTTCTTTCGAGGGACTACTAGGTACAACACCTAGTGGAATAGAAGTCAGTTGGACAACTGTCAAGGGTCGTGAAAGTATTGACAGTGAAGAGGTAGAAAAACTAATTGGGTTTGTACCTAAGAAGTTTGGTAGTGAATCACAGCGGTTACAAATCAAACAAACTGGAGGAAAGTAAATGGCTACAGAGGGAACTAAGTACCAGATCAACTACAAGTTGCACGACGGTACACTTATCAATCTTTACGCAGCAGATGTAAAGGAATTAGAGACAGGTCTAACAGATCTATCTATGGTTGCAACACTTATTAAGTCAACGGGAAAAGAACTTGGCGGCGTTCCAACACAACCGTCCCCAAGCGTAGAGGCAATCGCTCAGTCATTTAATGCAACTCCAGTAGCAGCACCTGCTCCAGTAGTTACTGAAGGACAGGCACCAACCTGTAAGCACGGCAATATGGTGCACCGTACTGGTACTTCAGCACGAGGACCTTGGAGAGCGTGGATGTGTTCTGCACCAAAGGGTGCAACAGATAAGTGCGACCCTATCTTCTTGAGATAATACGATGCGGGAACCTCGTGAGTACGAGAACCCGCTATGTGCACAGATAGGTGGAGACTTCTGGTTCCCTGACAAAGAGGGAACAGTAAGTTTCAGTGAGAGTCAGTATGCGAAATCAATCTGCAAAAGTTGTACTCATAAGATCGAATGCGCTGAGTGGGGAATCCACAAGGAACACTTTGGTATATGGGGTGGGCTTGCACCACGTGAACGCCTAGCAGTAAGAAGAGTTCGCAGAATAAATCTTGGAGGGGATGAGGAAGTTGCTTGATCTAAAGAGGGCACTAGGCACCAGCACTACTAAGGCTGTGCCATTGCCCGATGTATGGACTGGGTTGGCTAGTGAGTCCATCAAGTTTAGACGAGGGCAAGTATGTATGGTTGCTGCTGCACCGAATGCTGGTAAGAGTATGTTTTCTCTTGTCTATGCAATCAAGGCAAAGGTACCAACACTTTTCTTTTCCGCAGATACTGATACTGCTACCGTGCTAATGCGATCTGCAGCCCAGATTTCAGGGCATACACAGTTGACAGTTGAAACCAATATGGATTACAAACCTGACTACTACGCTGAACATCTCAACAAGATGTCACATATACAGTGGGTCTTTGATTCAAGTCCATCATTAGATGACATTGAATTAGAAATCAAAGCCTACGTTGAACTGTATGGAATAGCACCTGAGTTAATTATCATCGATAACCTAATGAATGTTGCTGCCGAAACAGATAACGAATGGGCTGGGCTACGTGCAATTATGATGGAGTTGCACGATATGGCACGCAAGACAGAGGCTTGTGTCTTAGTACTTCATCACGTATCAGAACAGTCCGAGTACGGTTCACCAATGTTTCCACCACCACGTCGTGCTATCCACGGTAAGGTCAGTCAGTTACCTGCACTGATACTTACAATGGGTTATGAGCCAGGTCAGGGGGGAGGTATATTGCGTGTGGCTGCAGTAAAGAATCGCTTCGGTCCACATACAGCAGATGCATCACAATGGGCTACACTATTTGTTAACTTTGCTTCCTGTCAGATTGGAGATCAAGATGCACAAGGCAGAGCATACTTGCGAGTCTGATGGCTAACAAGAACGGACGTAAAGGTTCTCAGTTTGAGACAGATGTAATGAAATGGTTACGCAGTAAAAGCGTAATAGCAGAGCGTCTGACTAAGGCTGGGGCAAAGGATGAGGGAGATATGGTTGTTATCATATCTGGAGAAACCTACATCCTTGAACTCAAGAACAGGCAGACCCTTTCCCTGCCTGAGTTCTGGAGAGAAGCACAAGTTGAGGCGCTTAACTACGCAAAGGCACGAGGTATCGGGGAAGTCCCTCTGTCATATGTTGTAGTTAAGCGTCGCAACGCATCAATAGATCAGGCTTGGGTAATCCAAGACTTAACTCAATGGCTAAAGGAGAAACAATAATGCCAGTACCAGGTGGAGAAATAACAACAACAGAGATACTAGTACCAGTAGTAGAAGAAGTGGTTGAAGAATCAACTACAGAAGAAGAGGCAGATGATAGTACGCCTTAGCAGGGATGAAGTAAGAGTTTGTACAATGCTTGCAACAGAGCGTTGGCTTGCTAAGTATGGGTCAGTAGATAGACCTAACTATGCAGAGGGTAAGAAGAACGGCTACTTAGAAC